GTTTGGTGGCGAACTGATCGACGGCGGCCCATGGCTGAAAATCAAGAACCCGAACACCGGTAAAGAGATCGTGGTTAAAGACGTGATCGCCGATGCCTTCCTGCAGCAAATCCTGCTGCGTCCGGCTGAATACGACGTGATCGCCTGTATGAACCTGAACGGTGACTACATCTCCGACGCCCTGGCCGCACAGGTTGGTGGTATCGGTATCGCACCTGGTGCCAACATCGGTTCCGATTGCGCGCTGTTCGAAGCCACCCACGGTACTGCACCTAAGTATGCCGGCCAGGACAAAGTGAACCCAGGTTCCATCATCCTGTCTGCAGAAATGATGCTGCGTCACATGGGCTGGTTCGAAGCGGCTGACCTGATTGTTAAAGGCACGGAAGGCGCCATCGCTGCCAAGACCGTGACCTATGACTTCGAACGCCTGATGGAAGGCGCTAAGCTGCTGAAATGTTCAGAGTTTGGCGACGCTATCGTTAAACACATGTAACTGTGTTTTAGCGTTGAATGATTACGGGAGCTTATGGCTCCCGTCTCTTTCCCCCTCTCCAAAAATTCTTCTGCAAAACCCCTGCAAAACTCTTCTGCAAAACGGTATGAAAAATAACCGTATTTTACGCCCCTACAACTCTCCATTCTTTGCCTCGGTCATCGTTGTATCGATCAGTTTGACGCTGGCTTTTATGCCCAAGCAAATCCCGAGTATTGATTTTTTGCTCCCGATATAAGCGTTCTGCCAGCGAACGAATTTCGTGAAAACTGGGTGGTGTGCCCTTGCTCCAGGATAATCCCGACAGCTCGCGAATTTTTTTAAAGCTGGTACTGATCGTATTGGGCTTAACCATTCCCCCACGCCTGGCCATTGCCGTGTTGTGCGTGTAGTGGACGAGGTAAGGACTGACAATATGATCTCGACACTGAGTGATTACCTGCTCCAGGGTCATGCCAATGGCATCACAGCGAAGCGAAAGGGGGATCGCGACCTTAGCTCCGGTTTTTATCTGTTCAACGTGTAGATGCCCGTCCCAGACGTCAGAAAACTGCATTTTGCTGATGTCGCCTTGTCGTTGGGCCGTAACGAGGCCCAGTAACATTGCATTTTTCATGTAGTCTAACGGTGCTGGCGTCACGCTAAGCATGGTATTGAATTCATCTAAAATCATACGTTCACGACCTATACGATTATGTGGGTTTTTCGTCGCCTCGGCAGGGTTGTAGCCTGGAGGGACTTCGCCGGCATGTTGCGCTTCTTTGAAAACATCGATCAGTGTTGTCCTGACCACCTGGGCCATTCTGGAGTGTCCCTGTTTTTTGTAATCATCCAGAATGTCCGCAATATCGCGGGTATCTACATCGCGGATCGGTTTAGCCGCCAACGCGTTACGCATGGCTTTAACTGGTGCGATTTTTTGTTTAACGGTGTTCTCAGTAATTTCATTGGCTGTTTTGCGTTCCTCCTGAATAACCAGATAACGATCTAGCCATGTTGAAACGCTGATGCTCCCGCCAACAGCACGGCTCAGTTTGTCCCGCACGGCCAGTGTGTTTCGCAGTTGCTGCTCTGATAATCTGTTATTAGCTTCGATTGCTATCGCTTTTGCTTCTTCGGCATTAGTCCCTAAACCATGGACAGCGCCGGTAAGGGGATGCTTATATTTCCAATATATGCGCTGAGTTCGCTTGTCAGTGCTGCAATAAAGTCCTGGAATGTTCAATGCAAATTTACGAGGCCTGCCCATCATTTAAAATCCTCAGCAAGCGGGGATCGTCGTTTTTCTTTGTCACCGGTTTACATGAAAGACCGATATATCTGGCCCCTTTGTCAACTCGCCAATAGCGGCCAGCTTTTATTGCTGGTGGATCAATCATGTTGTTCTTTGCATAAGAAAGTACGGTTGTGTAACTCGGGCAATCGTCTTCGCCGAACTCCTCTATTGCCCAGTCCATTAATAATTGAGTACGTGCCATTGGTTATGCTCCTACGCACAACCGGCCACGATGTTAGCCGCGGCCTGCGTTGTGTTTTGATTTTCAAAAATCAGTTTTCAGGTCGGTAGACTTCGCTGCAATACAGAACGGCGTACGGGCGGCGCAACTGGATAGCCTCTTTCACCTTCTCACATTCAGCTTTGGTCGAGTACACCCGCTCGGATACCGGCAGCGCGTCGCAGACGTCGTGGCCACACGGACTGACCAGCAGGACAAAGCCGATCAGGATGCTCATTACTGATACTCCGGCCGCAGATCATCCAGTGCCAACTGGAAACGCTCTAACTCGTCGGCATTTAAGTCGCGCTCTGAGCGGCGAACGAGAGCCTCGACTGCGGCAAAATCTTCAGGAGTGCGGCATTCCTTCAATTGGGTGCTGATATCTGCCGTTGCGGTGATCTGCCGGTGACGCTTCACCACTTTGTTTTTCAGTTCTGTGTATGCGCTGATGCCTAGTTTCTGTTTCAATTCTTCCACTTGAGCACGGATCGAGGAGGCTTGATCTGTCGTCGCGGCGTTTTCGATTGATATCCTGATATCGCTGGCGATATCGTCAGAAGCTACTGGTGGGGCACCACGTTGAGCAGTTGTCACAGGTGGTGCATCAGCTAACTGACTGACGCTGACGCGTGATGTCGTCTGTTGTGGGTTAATTTCGCGCTCTGTACGCTGCTCCAGTTCATCAAAGGTGTAAACACCGAGGATAACTTCCGGGCAATATAGGCGAGCCCAGCGTTTCACTGCCAAATAGGCAAGCTGTTGGCGTGGATCATCTGCCCACAACGTCGAGTTACGTGTACGAGCCTGCGCCAGAAAAATGGTTAATTCTCGCGGCTCATTTTCGCCTTTCAACGTTGCCCAGACACGAATGCCGATCCCTTCCTCATCCGCCAGTCTCCAGCCAGGTACCCGGTATTCTTTTCCTTTATCATTTTTCCTGATGTCAAACTTACCGATCACTTTGTCCCACGGTCCAAACCAGTCATAGTTGATACGGTCGACCAACGGTCCACGCGTTGAGATAACTGCGTTGACCAACTGCGCCTCATACCCCAGAACACCGCCGACAGTGAAGGTTTTCTGCGCCACAGCAAACGGGTTCATATGCCATTGCGCGGCTTGCATTGCGATCGCCATGCAGTCAGCAGGATTACCTTGCAGGTGTTGGGGAATCGTTGAAACGCCGCTCGCCATCACTTGGGCAAAGTTATTGATCGCTGTCAGGTACTGAGGGTTAAACAGCGCGACGTTTGAGTCGGTAACCGATGCCGTTTTATCTTCTGGAATGCTGATATTACTCATTTTGTCGTTCCCCTTATGCAATGCGCAGCGCTTCAAGGCGGCGTTGGTCAAAATCGTTCAGGTCGTCGATCACTTCTTCCGTGATCGGTGCTGGCCATGTTTCGGTGTCGAAAGCTTGCTTGATATCGCGCATCGCTTTTTTGTACTCCAGTCGGCCCAGTTCAAGCAGATCCGGAGAGGCTTCAACGATGGCCACCCAGTGATAACCTTCGTCTTTGTTCACGAAGATCCAGAAGAACTGGTCGAAGGCGGCGACGTCGCTATACATAGCGGCGCTCAAGTGATAATCACGGTCGATGATTTCCCTGTGAAGTTTGGCACGCAGGGCGTCTTGCTTCACTCGGCCCATGCTGGTTGATTTGAGATCCACGCCCAAGCGAACACCATCAAGGTCGATTTCAAGGTCTGGGCGAACACGTACCTCTAGGCCAGTTTCTTCGTCGATCCCGAAGTAACTCACCTCAACAGCGCGGTTCTGGTGCTGCAGCAGGGGACCAGCTGACGGGTGAGTGAACAGAGCGCGCTGAATGGCTTTTGCCGCCTGCATCTGCTGCTGGGTCACCAATTGGCGGCCGTCATCCGAGGACGTCCACGCATCAAGAATTTCATCGGCAAAAACGGCCTCAGGAAGAATCGTTTTGATCCGGGCTGCCATGTCTTCTTTCGTCCCGCTGACCGGTAGCGGCGCAGGGATGGCTTTTTCCAACGTCGCGAACTGCAGATCAATGGTTGCCAACTGCTCGAGCAAAGCATCACGGCCGCCGGTGGTTTTCAGCATTTCGGGCAGGGTGGCGTTGTACTCTTTTATGCAAGCCTTCATAGCTGTAGCCGTAAATTTCTGCCCCTCGGCGATGCTCTGGAACTCCTGCGGCAAAAGGGTATAAACCCGGCCGATATCATCTACATTTCCGCCCAAGGCGTAAGGTGTTGGCAACTTAGCGTTGTGCTCATCAATAAGTGAACGCAAGGTGTCCGAGTCCGTCATTTTCGGCAGAGTGGCGTTGTGTTTCTCGATAAATGCGCGCATCGATGCTGCGCCAGTGAAGGCCCCTTCAGGAATGATTGGCTCGATGTTGAAATCGTCGGACAGCTTTTCCGGCTCCAACGCCATAGTGTGGACGAGCGAACCGAATGTCAGGGCATCGCTACGCTCACGGGAAATGGACTTAATGACGTGGCGGCCGTGGAAGTACATCAGGCTAATCCGTGCATCCTTCACCTGGGTGCTACTGATCCCGTTGGCTGCGTGATAAACCTCATTCGGGATGTCGTGATAGCGGCCAGGCTCGAAATATGGCGGGGCTGAGAGTAAAGGTTTCTCTGTGAGCTGTTCATCGTTCGGCGTTACGCCGTCACCTGACAATTCAGCTGTTTCACCTGACAAATCGGCCGCTTTGGTTGACGAATTCAGGAATTCCCGAACATTTTCGGTTGTCAGATCCTCATTTTCCCGAAAATCGGTTGATGCTGGTTCATCAATGGTGACGTTGGCCAGTGGTGACTCAGCAAATAGCGTAGACACGTCGAATTGGCCGCTACCCATACTGCGCAGTTCTCCGGATGTAGGTGCAGAGGCCTCAGTTTGTTCCAATGCCTGGCGTGCTTCTCTCAGGTAGAACTCGACTCGTTCGTTGATGAAAGCAACGCGTGGATCTTTGTCATCTACCCAGTTCTCCAGCACGTCGCAGGTAAGGTGATGAATTTCATCAGCGGCCAGCTGTTGGAACGGGTCGCACGGTTCGATCTCTTTGGCCAGCAGTCGTGCGACGTACGTGTACGATACACCGTCGCCGATTGCAGCCATGAGCTCAGCAACGTCATCTCCACCCATAACGCCAGTATCGCCGCTCAATGCCGCTACAACTTCGCCGCGGATCCATGCTCGGCGCTCGGTTTCAAACTCGATAACCGTAGTATCAACGGTCGCCACTTCTTCTTTTTCACCCTCATTTGAGGCGATTTGTTGCGCTTCTACTCCGTTCTGTTGCGTGGTTTCCCGTTTCTGTTGCACGGCCTTCGGGTCGACCTCGATCAGATTGGCGTTGATGTAGGTGCGCAGGGCGCCAGGGGTGATATAGAGGTTTTCCTCGGCACCACGGATTAGTGTAACGATCGCCTCACGGGAGAATTGCAAAACACCTGGTGTATTGCTGAGTTGTTCATTCCAAGCGTTGAGCGTCTTGTCGTTGCGTTTCTTCATTTCGGTAACCGCGCGGATGATTGATCCTGGCGGGTTGGAAATGTCGAAATCTGACGGGTACAGCGCGCAGCCTATAACGGTTTCCAGCATCTGCAGGGAGTCGATCGGAGTGCCAGTAGCTGGCTCGGTGCCATTGGTGAGGATTGCGCCGGACTCGGTGCGTAACGGTTCCTCGGCTGGCTTGACGGCACCGGTATATGTTTCTTCGAAATTATCCGTCGCCAACAGCTGGACAACGAAGTTTCTAACGTTTGTCAGGTTAACGCCCGGATCGCCTTCTTCGAATCTGCGACCCACGCCAGCAACAAATGAGGCTAGGCGTTCGGGCTTCATAGCACTGACGGCTGACAGGCGCAACGCATCGAGCATTGTTGAGTAGTAGGGGTGTTCTTTATCGAGGGATGTCGTGATGACCGTCTTCATCTGCGCCTTGGTCAGCACTTTGTCGATGACACCGAATCCGTGTATCAGTACAGCCGTATTCCGAACGTCCTGGCTCAGTTTTGAAAAGTACGCGCGCGGATCCTGACTGTGAGAGGGGAGGTCACTTTCGTTGGCTGGCTTTTGCACCTGCTGGGTTTCGGTGCCATTGTCAATTTCTGCAGCTGCTGCATCACCTGCAGGCTTGTGCTGCTCCTGCTCTTTCTGCTGTTCGCCAGCCGTGGGGATCAACTGCCAAGTGCGTTTGTCGTCGGCCAGTTCGTAACGGTCACACCAGGTGTCAGAAAATTCACCCTCTGGCGGCAGATCGTCATAAACAGGGTAATCGGTACGGGCGGCCTTGAAATAATCTTTCGGTTCCAGCTCAGCATCCTCGATGTAGTTGGCGAGGTCCCGTTGGGCGCGATCGTCGTTCTTCGCGTCGAACCAGATGAAGAGGGAAGGTTTCCCGGTTTTTTGCTTGGCCTTGAGATAAAAGGCGTACACGTTTTGCATTGTGAAATTCTCCTGAATTTAGGTACAATGCCAGCCGATCGGTGATCTGCTTCGGTTGGTCATTGGTTATGCTCCGGTTATTGGGGGTGGTTCCCCAGTGACCCGTCGCCGGGACGCTAAGCCGGTAGACTGGCCCGCCTTGTGCGGGCCTTTTTACTTTTCAGTCGTCATAACTGCGATTGCAGTGTGGGCAATAAACGATGACTTTTGAGCCAGCTTCCTCGAGCGAAATACCGGTGGTGTGTCCGGCAATTCCGCTTTGCTGGTAAATATCCCGCTTGCAGCGAAAACAAATACCGTCATTTGGTGCGTAATGCGGCGCGTGATTGTTACGGCAATATTCAACCTGTGCCTTTCGTGACGCAGCAGGTGAGAATACTTTCGGTGTCATAGGTCATCACCGTCAGAAACAGTGAACCCCTGTTCCTTTAACCATTTCTGGACATATTCTTCACCAATTGCTTCAAGCAATTCGTCCTTGCCGTATTCACCGACAATAGCTTTCGCGTCGACCGCCTCTGTTAATTCAGCAGAGTAGAGTTCTACCTCCAAATCTGAGCGAAACCCGGTTTTCACAATTGAACCGATGCTTTCTATTTTTATGGTAATGTCGATAGCCATATATCTACTCTCCATTGAGTATCAGGTTGATATTGAAATGCGCCCTGCGAGTTGACGCCCCGGAAGGGAAACGCTTGACACATTTCAATAACTTAAAAAGCCCCGCCAGCGACGGCGGGGAAGACTACACGCGGCAATCAGTGGATGGCGATAACGTTGATGCTTACAGTACGGGCTGCCTCTTCTTGCGTAATGAGGTTAATTTCCAGTACGGGTTTGATGCGTTCAAAGCGACGGATGACGGCTTCTATCGCACACAACTCGCAATGGCGATACCCAATATCTTTGCCGTTATGAGTAATAGCCAATGGCCGTGGGTTTTGATGTTCATTTTCAGGCAGTGCGATATAACCGGCGGTTTCGCCATTCGAAAATACTTTTGCGACGTTATTGCTGATTTGTTCCAATTTGAAAATAACGGTCTTGCTCATTGGTCATACTCCGATTTTAGGTAATGGGGATCCGTGGCTTAATTAATAAGCCGAATAGAAATTAATTAGGTTGCCGGTTACGTTTCCAGCGTCGTATTACCTACCTCTACGGGCGGGAATATACGACCGTTCCCTGGTGTTGCATTTTCAGTGGGTTCCGGCGGGCTCGAAGTATGCCGGAATACTGCGAGTTTCAAACGGCGACTTAATCGCACGAAGATTACCGGCAGGTTCGAAGCGATAGACTTGGCGGTGGATATCGTAATGTGCCACCCAGGCCGCGCCGGTGCGCTTATTGCGGAAGCTGGTGGCCTTACCGCTGTGTGGAATTGCTGTGCTGATCATTGGTTATGCTCCTTTAAACAGTCCTGTGCTTATGCATTTACCATGAAATTACGAGCTCCAGTTTTCCCCGTGGCGGATACATAGGCGGCGTATTTGGGGTTTTCCATCCCTTTAAATGCTCCCGCCAACGGCTCAAGCAGGGAGTACATTAGCTCGGCAAAGTTGGCGCGTTGGTCTTCATTGAAAGTCACGTATTCAATCGCCATCTGTTGTTGTTTCACGAAGAAACTCAGGATTTCTTCGTGAATGGTATGCATGATTTCATCTACTGACATTTCGTTGGTAACGCGCGTTTTTACGTTTACGACGATAGCCGCCGCTAATTTTTTGAATTGTGCGATCTGCAGTGCTGCGTCTACGTTTGCCATCGTGTAATCCTCTGCTGCGTGGTTGGTCATTGGTTATGCTCGCCGTCTTCCCGGCTGCCCTCCGGTCTTTCCCGGTGTCAGAACTTTTGCCTATCGCGCCGTAGCTTTCGATGTGCAAATAATAGCAATGCTAATTTAAATGTAAAGATCAAATGCATTAAAAAATGCTGATAATGATTATCTCATTGTTTAAAAACGAAAAAGAAAGTGGATTTTAAGCGTAGGAAAAGGGCGCTACAGACATGTAGCACCTCAATATTCGGGACTGGGGGAGGTTTGGTTGATTATTTAATGCGGTTTTTAGAGGCTAAAATTTTCTCAAACGCCTCATTGTAAAGCTGATTCATACCACGGAGATTTTCGATGAGTTTACTCTGTTCAACTTCGGGCAAGATCTCGAACAGGTTTAATAGCTCTGCCTCTTTGTCATTGATTAGTCGCCATCCTTTTCCGTCAAACTCTTCGTCGTAGCTACCAGAAACACGAACGTAATCCATTGAATTTTTTAGTTCTGGTCGTATGTCTTCAGGTTTTACGCGTAATAATTCAGCAAACTTGATTACGGCGTCCGTGTTCAGTGGCGCTCTACCGTTTATGTAGTGACTCACCGATGCCTGGGTACTGAAACCCATCATGTCTGCGGCAATATCCTGCGTTAGCCGCAGCGCTGTTTTCTTCTCGTTCCAGATGTCCTTCAACCGCTGGGCTGCTAGGAGATCTTCAGGACTAAGTGGGGGTCTTTTGCTCATACCTCAATTCTATTGGTATCACTAATTTTTGATAAATGCGGTTGATCTTTTCTTTTTTATTAGCAATGATAATTGCGAATGTTAACTGTGACCACAAGGTATTCTTATGGACTTAAAAATCTACTTGAAACAAAACCGGATCCCCCAGCACAAATTTGCGGCCCTTGTGGGCACAACTCAGGGCTGGGTGAGTTTGGTAGCCAATGGAAAATATATTTTGACTGGTGAGACTGCAATCCAATGGGCAAAAGCTACAGATTGGACTGTTACACCCCATCACTTAAACCCAAAAGCTTACCCGAACCCTACTGACGGACTACCTCAAGAGAATGATGGTAGCACCGAGGCTGCTTAAGGATTGATGTATGAAAATCAAACATGGGCAGATGCGCGAAGCACTGCGCGGATGGGCTACTGAAACAACTCAGCGCACGGTCGCTGTGGAGATTACCCGCGCTTATTTCGATCTGCAGATGCAAGAGCCACACCTGGTACAAATCGAACGCTCTGACGGCAGCGTTGATGATGCTGCATGGCACAACAACAAACAGCAGCTTTTTCGCTGGCTTGATGGCGATAGTGCTTCTGCGCAGCAGAAAATTCAGCAGTTGCAGCCCGCGATTCTTGCTGCGCTGCCAGCGGAGCTGCGCGCCCGACTGGTTGCCGGTAATAGCATTGAATATCTGGCAATTCGTGCGCTGAAAGAACATCAAGAGGCGATAGCGGCGGCGTTGCTGCACGCGTCACCGGCAGATTTTGAAAGAGAGTGCGATGAAGCCGAACGCAGTTTGTACGAACTACGCCGCGCCTATTCAGCACTGCACTAACCGGAGCATAAACCAATGGCTAACTTTTCAAGAGAACAAGTTGAAACGCAAATCCGCGATCAATTGGTACGTGATGGACACCCTGCTGATGTGGCGCGTTCCGCCGCTGTGCAGGGTGCCAATCATTACCTAACCCGTCCAAACGCGACGATCGCCAGCAGTCTAGCTGTCGCAAAGACGTACGCAAAGCCGCTAAAGCGGGTGAAGGGCAAACCGGATCGCCCGCATGTACCAGGGCGCCGAATGGGGCGCCGCTGATTATGTCCTGGGATAAATTCTTCCGCTGCTATGTCGGTGACTGTGTGGATCTCATACAGAAAATGCCGGATAAGGCTTTCCACACCTGTGTTACGAGCCCGCCATATTACGCGTTACGTGACTATGGCGTTGAGGGGCAGATCGGTTTAGAGCCGACGCCGGCGGAATTTATCAAGCGCCTGGTTGATGTATTCCGCGAGGTTCGTCGCGTGCTGCGCGATGATGGCACGCTGTGGATCAACATGGGTGACAGCTACGCGGCCAGATTCAGTGGAAATAATGGCTATACAGATGGCCGGACAAACCGTAATGAGCGCCGCGCGGCTGGTGTGCCGGATGGGGCAAAACGGAAGGATATGCTCGGTATGCCGTGGCGTCTCGCTTTCGCCCTTCAAGACGATGGCTGGTATCTGCGGCAGGATATTGTCTGGCATAAAACAAACCCGATGCCTGAAAGCGTGCGCGACCGCTGCACAAAGGCGCACGAGTACATTTTTCTGCTTAGTAAGCAGCCCAAATATTACTTTGACCATGAAGCCATCAAAGAGCCGGTCACTGGCAATTCACACCCGCGCGGTAAAGGCGTGACGCCAAAGAGTAACGCCAATGCCTTCGGTAACCGCAATAACGCGTCATTCTCAGCGGCAGTTTCTGGCCTGGTGGAGCAGAGAAACCGGCGAACAGTGTGGTCAGTTCCAACGAGGCCATTCAAAGGCGCGCATTTCGCCACATTTCCGCCAGCGTTGATCGAGCCGTGCATTCTGGCCGGTAGTCCTGTCGGTGGCGCTGTTCTCGACCCGTTTGGTGGTAGCGGCACAACGGCTGGCGTCGCGGCGGCACATGGCCGTAAGGCGGTGCTGTGTGAGCTTAACCCTGAATATGCAGCGCTTGTGCCCATCAGGGTCAATGACATAGCCAAATCAATCACAGACACACGAAACACCAGGAACAGCTAATGGCGGCACTTCCGTACATGCAGTTTTATGTTGCCGATTACCTGGCAGACACCATGCATCTTTCAACGGAGGAACACGGCGCGTACTTGCTGCTGATATTCAATTACTGGCAGACCGGTAAGCCATTGCCAAAAAACAGGCTGGCGGGAATAGCGCGGCTTTCCAACGACCGTTGGACGGATGTTGAACGGTCGTTGAACGAGTTTTTTATCGACGATGGAAACGCATGGGTTCACCAGCGGATTGAGCGTGATTTGCTCTCTGTTAAAGGTGCTCAATCGCAGCGCAGTGAAGCAGGAAAAATATCTGCGCAGAAACGATTGGCGAAAAAAAACAAAGGAAATCAAAGTCAATCCAACGACCGTTCAACGGGCGTTGAACGAGATGGCAACGACCGTTCAACGAATATAGATACAGATACAGATAAAGAACTAAAAGATAAACACCTCTTGTCTGGAGCTGAAAAATCACAGCTCCAGACCAGTGACCCTGTGTTTATCACGTTGCCGTTGAACGACGGGACTGAATTCCCTGTTACCGAACCGATGCTGGTCGAATACGGGGAGCTGTACCCATCGGTCGATGTGGGGCAGGAGCTGCGCAACCAGCGGGGGTGGCTACTCAGCGAGCCCAGTAAACGCAAAACCAAGCGGGGGATCAAAAGATTCATAACTGGCTGGCTCTCCCGAGAACAAGACCGGGGGCCAAAAGCGAAAGTTTCAACAGGAGAAAATCATGCGGAATTTCGACCAAATCAGAACGATCAGCGCTCGTACTACGAGCAATTCACCGAATGGGAGCAGAAGCAGCCAGGAGCCGCCAGTCTGGGTTCTATGGGGGGTGATGTTCAAGATGTTCGGCCAGCGCTGGAATGTGAAGAATGGCAATCGACCCTCGGAGCTGTGGGAGGCACAGGTCAACTCGATGACGAGTGAACACCTCACGAGAGTTTGCGGTGCCATTACAGAGCGGTGGAAGGCTGGCAACCACTGGCCACCGGACTTTGCTGAATTCATGGTGCTGGTAGCTGAATGCACCGGTGGCGTACTTGGCCTGACAGTCGACGACGTTCTCGCAGAAAACAAGCGCTGGCGTAACGAGTTCTACCGGTACAGCAGCACGGAGGCTTTCCCATGGAAACATCCGGTATTGTACCAAATTTGCATCGTACTGAAACGAAAGGGGATTGATTTCAAGCTTACCGAAAAGGAATTGCGGGATCTGGCAGGAAAGGAACTGGCCTACTGGGAAAAACGGGCAGAAAGCGGCTTGCCGCCTCCGCCGATCCGCCGCCAACTTGCAGCACCAAAAGCACCACCCGGCCCCACACCGGCAGAACTTGCCTACGCGGAGTACAAGCGCAAAAAGAATCTGGGGTAACACAATGAACAACCATCTAAAAACCGGAGCAAACCCAATGACCAAGAGAATTGCAATCCATGATTTTGTCGATCTAATTATCGGCAAAAAACTTACCGCTCGTAAAATTATGAGCCTGATTACAAAACACCACCCTGGCTGCGAGCCGACGTTCGACAGTCTCCGCCGTCGGTTAATCCGCATGCAAAAATCGCCGTATGCATCACTGCAGGTATCCATCGAGGGCCGTGAAAAAAAATTCAAACTGGTGAGTGTCGACGCGCGTTTTTTTAAGTACTCAGAAAGCGCATCAGCCGCCATCAAAACTCGCGGTAAGCGACCCGGGGCTGCGCGGCCACCGCACTCGCCGGCAGAACTGAAATATTGCCACATGCACAAAATGTTTGACCAGGCGTTGAGAAGCGTGCGCGGGAGGGTTTCAACGTGTGGAGGTGGAGCGTGATTAGTTCCGAAGACAACAATCGCCCAAGCACTCTGAAGCCAGAGGGGCCGTTTGTCCTCATGACGTTCGAGGGGGACGATATTCTGACAGACGATCGCGGCATCGTGATGATGAATGGGAAGCCGAAATGGGTTGGTGTTGGCCGCCTGTATTTTGAGCGCGATCTGGGCGAGCACAAAGTCAAATACTGGACGCGAGAGATCACAGAAGCGTATTCGTTCAAAACGATAGACGAAGCGACGATTCAGCTTTGTAAGTTGAAGAATCCAGAATTAATCAGAGTGCGTAAGTTGGCGCAGGAGGCCCAGCATGGCTAAGCCAATCGTCAGATCTAGAACCGGCGCAAAGGTCACACTCACTCTTGAACTGACAAACCTCGGTTCATGGGGGCCAGATTGCAAAATTGACCAAGTATACAAGCAGGCATTGGACCAAGCCGTCGGTCGCTTGGGTAGGCTATTCCAAGGGCAATCGGATATACGGATTGTTGGCAGGCCAGTCGTTCAGGCCATAACGACAGAAGTTGAGGTGAAATCGTGAAAAACTCACTCGCTGACCTGGTTAATCACCAGTTCATGATGCTTGAAAGACTTGGCGATCTGTCACTGAAAGGGGAAGAGCTGGCGGAAGAAATAACTCGTGCCAAGGCTGTATCGGAAGTGGCTGGCACGATGATCCAGACCTACCGTGTCGCGTTGGATGCTCAGAAAGCTGTTTATGACGGCTACGCTGGGCGGGTGCCGAAAGTATTGGGGATCGAAGAATGAGAAAATTCACCGATATGCAGGTTTTATGGTTGAAAGAAAATTGCAGAGGTCTTTCATATCAGGAATTAACTGAAGCACTTAACTATAGGTTTAATTGCAGCCACACAAAATTATCGGTTAGAAATAAAATAGTCTCTATGCGTCTTGGTAAAACGATAAGGCTAGAGCGTCAGTACACGGAGGCGCAATTATCATTCCTGTATACCAATCGAGAACTCCCCTATGTTGAATTAACCCAATCGTTCAATAGAATGTTTGGCGAGAATAAAACCGAGGGTGCTATTCGAGTAACTATGCGAACTAACGGTTGGGGAAGGCATTGTAACCGCTCAATTCGGCAAGATAGGAAGATAGAAATAAAAGGTCGAAGGCTGCCATTAGATAATTACGTGTGGGAGTGCATAAATGGACCAATCCCCCTGGGGTATACCGTTGTACATTTGGATGATGATGTTGAAAATAACGACATTGATAACTTGAGGTTGGCACCAAGTTTCACGAGGTCTGCATTTTTGAGGGCCGGCGGAGGCACAGCACCTAAGGCATTAGCCCCTGCGTTATACGCCAAAACCATGTTGCAGAACGTTATCAGGAAGATCGAGAGAACAGGAGCGGTTAAGCCGGCAGTAAGGGAGAGGGGCTAATGGATTGGTTTACTTTGGCGATTGTCCTTGCGTTGGTGACGTTCTGCGGCGGTGTGTTGCTGTTCGCCTGGCTAATGTTGAAAGTGATTTCTGATTGATGGGTTGGAGCTCTTCATCCACCGAATGAATTTTATGGTAAAACCCGCAGATTTGCGGGTTTTTTGTTAATAATCAGACGAGTATAACAATAAACCATAGTTACTATGTGCTATCGATCGGTTTGAACGATCGAAGTGTCAGTATTGATCTATGCAGCCTATTAGACAAAGCCAATCCAGCGGCTTTACTGAAACATGTGAATCCTGAATTCCATGGTGTTTCGCCTCGACAAACATTCTAACTTATTGAGGTGAAATATGATTTCAAACAAACAGCTTCTTGAATTGCTCCCATTGAATGGCCGTGCGGTTATCGAAGTTAAAAGCGGAGACATAATTTCAATTGTTACTATTCCGGACGATCATTTGATCGCCTCACTCGATGTACTTCGCGAGTTGCTAGAGCGGGCTGGTTACGTTGTACATGAGCCGCTATAATGTTGGTGTTAGCTTGAACAACTAACGCCTATCGCGCCATCAGGGAGACCAGATGGCGCAGTTAATACAGTTAGTGAAATCCGCACCGACAATCCTGACCCCGGCGACGATCGAGGCCAGCGATTTCTTGCAACGTGTGAAACTCGGTGAATGGATACAGGCTGAGTTTCGCCGTGTCCGTAACTACCAATACCACAAGCGTTTTTTCAAACTTCTGCAATTTGGTTTCGACTACTGGACGCCAACCGGTGGCGCATTGACGCTCCCTGAGCGCGAGCTTATCGATGGCTTCGTTGGGTATCTCGTTGAGATGTCAGGCCAGCAGCATGGCGAGGTTATTACTGCCGTTGCCGATGAATACTTGCTTAAGGTCGGCCAGCTTCGCACCCAAGAAATCGCGTTACTCAAATCATTTGAGCCTTACAGGGCCTGGGCAACCGTCGAGGCAGGTTACTACTATGAGGTAGTGCTCCCCAATGGACTACGCCAGCGCATTCCTCAATCAATATCATTTTCAAAAATGGATGAGGATACATTCCAGAGCCTTTATAAAGCGGTGTTCAATGTGCTGTGGAATTTCATTTTATTCAGGAAATTTAATTCACAGCGAGAAGCAGAAAACGTCGCAATGCAGTTACTGGGGTTCGCATGAGAAAGGAAGATCGCGAACATCTCCAGCGTGTAGCAGAACTCGGTTGTGTCGTTTGCCGTAATCTCGGATATGGCAGTTCTCCGGCAGAAATACATCATTTGAGAAAAGGGTGCGGGATCGGGCAGCGCTCTTCACACAAGCGAGCCATTCCATTATGCCCTCCGCACCATCGGACCGGTGGCTATGGTGTTGCTATTCATGCTGGGCAAAAAAAGTGGGAAGGGATTTATGGCACAGAAGAAAGTCTATTAGCGCAAATTGATTCCGAATTACGCGGGGAGTTTTTGGCATGAATGCACAGCAGCTTGAATATATCCGTATTAATTTACGTGCTGCGCTGGTGGATTTATCTGGCGGAACGAAAGGGCAGCTAGAGGCATTTGCTGAGCATCCGCCGGCAGATAAAGCACGAAATCCACGAAAACCTGTACACGTCGTTGCACTGGATGATGGACGGGGAGGTGTTCGGCAAATTAAAGCAGAAAATTCAGCTTTGTATGTGCTGGAAACTCGCAGCAGGCGCAGGCCATTACCACCGATAAACGAGTGCGAATTTGCTGCGGCACCTTGGCGCAGGGCTGTAAATTTACTGCCTGCACATGAACAGGCATGGGTACGTTATTGTTATGGCCATAACCTGGACTTTAAGCTTCAGACACTTATTTGCCAGCATGTATGGGAGTCCTACGATAAGGAGTTAGCGGGCGTTAAACTACAGAAACGGGTGAGATTACGGCTAATCTCTTTGGTTTGGCTGGCGGTACAGGACGTTGCAGCGAAAAACAAGAATGAGGAATACCGAGAGTATGCCGCGACGGCACTGGCGAACTTATTGGCGATTAACCGTGATACTTGGTATCAAACTTATGCCGTTCCTTGGCGGGCCTTAAAATCGATAGCTATGAGTTTGGATGAAGAGGCTTTAGTAAAGGTGAAAGGAAAAGTTGTTATTGTCGACTCAGAGGGTGATATTGCAAAACCCGACACTTTACGCTATATTTAAGCCTAATTTTGATATGTTGCCAAAATTGTATAAACCCGCCATTGAGCGGGTTTTTGCGTTATGGAGCCAGTATGTCTAAGCACGTTACCGAGAGTCTTGTTTTCCGCCCCGCCAGTGAATTACCAACCGCTGACCTTGATGGAAAGAGCGTGCTGGTGCTCAATCCCTGCGATGGGTGGCACGAAGGACACATTCGGGCATTTGAAGAGGACGGCGAGGTTTACCACATTGGTATTCACACCTGGTCGATGGATGAAATGACACCTCACGATTTCTACGTCGCATGGGCGCTACTACCGGACAGCATTGCGTTGAGCGAGAAGTTCGAGTCAGAAAAGCACCGTTGATATGTAAAGAAATATCAATGGGTATTGTGTGGTTATGCTGGCTGCATTAGTATTCGCGCCTTGGCCCTTTAGCTCAGTTGGTTAGAGCGCGCGACTCATAATCGCTCGGTCGCTGGTTCAAGTCCAGCAAGGGCCACCAAACCGCCATTAGCTCAGCAGGAAGAGCAACGACCATTAAGTTGTAGGTACGGGGTTCGAGGCCTCGATGGCGGACCAATGCGGGCATCGTATAATGGCTATTACCTCAGCCTTCCAAGCTGATGATGTGGGTTCGATTCCCACTGCCCGCTCCAAAAAGCTTTTCAGCCTGCGAAGATGGGATTGCCCGGAGTGGCTGGAAAGCGCATCAGAAGGGCGCATTTAGTTTTGATACGCACTATCGATCCCTACCCTGGGTTATCTGAGTGCGCCCCTCGGTGTGAAGTGACAGTCGGGAAAGACCGGCAACCATTCTAACCCTGGCATCTGCCGGGGTTTTTCTATTTTAGGGCTACGCTAACGCGTGGCCTTTTTTATGTCTTACGCCCGGCGTTCGCTGAGCGAACAAAGGAGCAAGAAGATGGCTGAGCCTGTAGGTACTACTGGTGCGGCGACAACAGCATTAACTGGTGTGACCGTAGTCGGGCTGTTATCGGGCGTGGACTCTGGTGTGTTGATCGGTGCATTTGCCGGGGCGGTAATTTTCGTTATGTCGGCCAGTGAGTTTTCGTGGCTAAAAAAGATGGCGCTATTCGTTGCCTCTTTGCTGGTGGGGATCCTTGCCGCACCGTTTGCAGCGGCGATTATCACGTGGGCGACCCCGGTCGGTATTGAGGCTCATGAGCCAGTTGGTGCGCTGGTGGCCTCTGCAATAGCCGTCCGACTTCTGATGTCAGCAAGCCAAAACCCAACAGGATTTTTTGACCGATTCCGGCGAGGGGGGAGCGATGCTAAATGAATACCTCTTAATCGTGAATGCCATCACCTGCGCAGTGATAGCCGCAAGAATGATGCTGTATCGCCGAAATGGTGCGACGCATAGGCCGCTCGCCGCCTTCTGTGCCTGGCTGCTGATTGTGGCTAGCGCCTCGGTGACCATCCGCATTCTGACTGGCGACTATCACTATTCGAACTGGTCGGAGACATTGATCAACATGGCGTTCTGCGTGGCGGTGATTGCATCGCGTGGCAACGTCATGACCTTGGCTAAACCCTTTCAACGGTAAATATCATGAATTATACATTCAGCCAACGCAGCGAGAAAAATCTCGTTGGCGTTAACCCTGCATTGGTGGCGGTTACCCGTCGGGCACTTGAGCTATCACCCGTTGATTTCGGCATCACGGAAGGTCTTCGCAGTCGTGAGCGTCAAAAGCAGATGGTTGCAGCCGGTGCCAGCCAAACGATGAATAGTCGCCACCTGACCGGCCATGCCGTGGACGTGGTGGCATATCTCGGCAGCAATATCAGTTGGGAATGGAAATACTACGAGCAGATCGCTACCGCATTTAAACAAGCAGGCAAAGAGCTGGGAACGGCGATCGAGTGGGGTGGCGATTGGAAAACCCTGAAAGATGGTCCGCACTTTCAGCTTACCTTCAGAGATTACCCAGCATGAGCAGTTGGCTGAACAGGGTGGCGCAGGGGGGATTGCTGCTCTTGCTGGTGGTATCGATCTGCCTGGGTGGATATAGCTCGTTGTTGTCACATCGGTTGGAAGTGGCACGGAAGCAGGTAACAGAACAGAAAAAAACGCTGGCGCAGCAGGCCGGACTGATCGCCACCATGCAGGAACAGGACGCCCGTAACCGCAAGCTGATGGCCGAACAGCAACAGAGAGAGCAGCAACTGCGCCAGCGGGGCGAAATTTACCAGAGGAAGTATGAGGATGCCATTAAAAACGACGAGTGTGCTCGCCGCGCTGCTCCTGTCGCTGTTCTTGACCTCTTGCGCGGAAAGGATACCGCCACCACCGGAGCCTATCGTTCTGTTGCCCCCTGAGTCCGTATTCAAGCCTTGCGAGGTGCCAACGTTACAAGGCGACACCTGGGGCGACATTGGCAGTCATGCGTTGGCGCTTCAAACAGCTTTATCAATTTGCGCCGGCCAGGTGGCCACGCTGAACCAATGGCGGGCATCCGTCGGGAGAAAATAATGAAAGTTGTGAATATCAAGTGTTGGAAAGTTGAATTATTCGAAGAGTCGAAACCGTCAGCTTCTATTATTAGCACTCTGAGAACTTCAGAAAATAGGCCTCCATTTTTTATCGGATATTCGAAAAATCCGGTAAACCTGGAGGATCTTCGTGATGAGCAGTTTATTACCATTCATCGTGATCTCGAAAGCTTGGAGACCCGAACTTTTCGTATCAGCAGGGTTCATGAGGTCAGATGTTCACCAATTTATCAGGCTGATAACACTTTCGACGATGCGGCCAAACCATTGATTAAATGGTTGGCGGAAAATGTGCACCCTCACCACACAGCCATAGTCACCAGCATTCATGCGGAGTTGCTGGAGGGGCAATCAGTAGTCAACACCGAAGAATATCTGAAAGATTAGCATTACAGGTGGCCTTTGCGAGGGCCATCGATAATGCGCAAGCAAAATCATCGGCGGATCCTGCCTGGTCACCCTGACCGTTATCATCTGGTGGTTTTTATTTTGTTCTGAATTTTTGCGTTGGCCACAAAGAAAATCAGCATAAACGATCTGTATTCGTAGATGGTGGTTAGCGGTTTTCCCGAGCGGGCATTCCAGGGGGCAGCATAAAATTCTAAAGGAAGGTGGGCGGCCATCGGTAGTTGGAGCTACCGACAGCCATTCATACCCACGACAAATCATGACGAGTACGAACCAAGGCCCACTTGCTTGTACAAGCCGGGTCATAGTATTGGATCCTCAGAAATGACCAAAGGAAAAAATCAATCAACGCTCTCAATTGTTTACAAAACACGCGAGTCGTTGATGGCTTATGCACGAAATGCCCGAACCCACTCCGAGGAGCAGGTTCGACAGATTGTCGCCAGCATCAGTGAGTACGGGTGGACGAATCCGGTATTGATTGATGAAAACGAAGAAGTGATCGCCGGCCACGGCCGGTTGCTGGCGGCTGAACAGCTTTTTGTCGATGAAGTGCCGACTATCACGCTGTCGGGCCTGAGTGAGCAGCAGAAAAAAGCCTACCGCCTGGCGGACAACAAACTGCCGTTAAATGCTGGGTGGGACGATGAATTATTGAAGCTGGAGTTGAGCGACTTGCTGGACAGCGGCTTTGATATTGATCTGACTGGCTTTAGCCAAGCTGAGATTGATGAAATTTTCACTGTCGATGAGGTGTTGCCCGGTGAATCGAAGGCGGGAAACCTGACAGAAAAATTCCTCGTACCGCCTTTTTCCGTGCTTAATGCCCGAGAAGGCTGGTGGCAAGACCGAAAGAAAAATTGGATCGCCCTTGGCATCCAATCAGAATCGGGCCGTGAAGACGAATTGTTGTTCGGCAAATCGACGCAAAGCGGGGCGATCTACGGCAAGAAAAACGCGTATGAGGCCAAAATAGGCAGGGTGGTTAGCTGGGATGAATTTTTCCAGGCGCACCCTGACCTACAAACTTTGCCGACCACGAGCATTTTCGATCCGGTAATGTGTGAATTGGCGTATCGCTGGTTTTCACCTGAGGGCGGGACGGTTATTGACCCATTTGCTGGTGGATCAGTTCGGGGCGTTGTCGCGGCTAAATTGGGGCGTCAATACCTTGGCTGTGATTTGAGAAGCGAACAGGTAGAGGCTAATCGCCAGCAATGGGCGCAGATTGATACCGATGGTGGCGTTGCCCCTCATTGGCACTGTGGCGATAGTCGTGACATTCATCAGCACTTCAAAGGGGCGCAGGCGGATTTTTTATTCAGTTGCCCGCCTTATGCTGATCTTGAGGTTTATTCTGACGATCCCGCTGATATTTCGACGCTGAACTACCCGGAGTTTGTCATCGCCTACCGGCAGATCATCAAAAATGCGCTGTCACTGCTTAAAGAAGACCGATTCGCGTGTTTTGTCGTAGGGGAGGTGCGGGACGCGAAAGGCATCTACCGTAATTTCGTCAGTGATACCGTGTTGGCGTTTTGTGATGCCGGCGCAGTGTATTACAACGAGGCGATCCTTGTTACTCAGGCAGGGAGTTTACCTATCCGGGCTGGGAAAATGTTTTCCGCCAGCCGGAAGCTTGGTAAGACCCATCAGAATGTGTTGGTGTTTGTGAAAGGCGATCCCCGTAAAGCGGTTGAAGC